TTACAGTGCCTTGTTTTGGGGCATGGATGGGGCAAACTCGCTTAACTGCGTATTTAACAGGGCCACCTGCGCATTATTATTCTCAGACATCCATTTCCCGTATACCTGAAACACCATTTGCGCATCAGCGTGTCCCATCTGGTTTGCTATGAATGCCGGGTTAGCTCCGGCTGTCAGCGACCAGCAGGCATAAGTGTGTCTCGACTGATACGATTTACGATGGCGGAGCCCGGCGCGTTTTATCGCCGCGTTCCACATCTGCCTTATTGAGTCAACGGTAAAATGGTTACCATAATTTTTTGCCCTTGCTGATACTTCGGGTTGAAAAACAAAGGTACATTTTTGCTTTTCTGTTCTGCCGTACTCTCTGAGGTGAACATCAATGATGTGCTCTTTGCTCACTCTCGTCAGTGCCATCTGACTCCGAAGCGCATCGATTGCCGGCCTGATAAGGTGAATTACCCGATTAGTACCTGCCTGTGTTTTTGGCACCGTAAATCGGTCTTTCGCTAAATTTCTCCTGATCATCATTGTTCCATTTTTCAGATCTATGTCTTCCCATCCAAGCGCGCAAAGTTCACCAGGGCGTATTCCTGTATAAACAGAAACACACCATAAATTTTTGGCTTGCTGATTTCTGCACGCATCAACAAGACGAATAAACTCCTCCCGCGAAAGTGGATCCGGAATGGTTCTTGATTCCTTTAATGGCGATATCCCCTTAAATGGATTATCTGTCAGGTAACCGTTATCAACGCCAAACTGGAATACGGCGTAAAGATTTGTCATGTAATTATTTACGGTAACAGCCGATCTTCCTGGCTGTGTAACAATGTAGTTACTTTTGGGGATCTGATATCCAGTGAGTAATTCTTTGCGCACCGCCAACAGTTTTTCTTTATTAATTGATGACGCAAGATTTTTTTCGCCGATTATGGTTAAAACGTTTTTGATGGCGGTACGGTATGTATTGAATGACGTTTTTGCAACCTCAGTTTCTTTCAGTGCCAGATATTTTTCAGCCAGTTCTTTTATGGTTAAATCTTGTCTGGCTTCACCAAATTTTTCCAGATTGCGTGAGGATGGAAACTGTTTTGCATAGTCGAAAACGCCAGTTTTTATTGCGTAACAAACGGAGGCACGTAACTCACCTGCAATGCGTCTGTTTTTTACTGTGTCAGGAACCCCAAGGTTTTCCCTGACTCTTACGCCTTTATATACAAACCAGATACGTAACTTCCCTCCATGGTTTTCCACGCCCGTCGGGTATTTCATTTCCGCTTCTCTCGATGATTAGTGTTGCTTTGGATCAGACAAGATGACGTCTTGGCCTTGCTGATGCCTGACGCTCAATCCAGCGATCAATTTCTTCCAGGTTGTAAAAGCATGGGCTGTTATCCCATGGCATACCGTCATGAGCGACATGCTTATATTCCCTTCCTTCCATAAACGATTTTTCTCTGGCTTTTTTTAACGTCCCTTTTTTTATTCCTTTCAGTGCAATTAGCTGCTCTTCGGACACCCATTTGCCCGGGGAGACAATCATGATTACTTCGCTCATCGGTTTCATTATCTCTTACATCAGACGAGCGCCGGTTGCAGAATACCAGTCACAACCGGCGACGGTTGAACATTAAAAATCAGCCTGATTTGGGATCAGTTTTTGCCAGATTGCTGAAACGTATTTTGCCTGGTGGCGGGCATCGTCCAGGGCATTGTGCCGTTCGCCTTCAAACGCTATGTCGTTGCGCGCGTCGTAACCAATGGCTTTCCCCAGTTCAACAATCGTTCGTATATCGCGATCGTTATAAAAACGCCACGGGCAGGGGATACCCAGACGCTCGTATGAGCGGCGTAAAATGACGTTATCGAAAGTTGCGCCGTTGCCCCATACCTGAATCAATTTTTCGTCTGAGTGTTCGTTGATGAATTCCCGCAACTGCAACAAGGCGTCAACCAGTAACCTTTGATCTACTAAAAGAGCGGATCTGGCTTCTCCTGATTGCTGCAACCACCACACAATGGTTTCTCCATCAGGGACAGCCCCTGATTTCATAGCATCAACCAGACTAATGACTGCATAAAATATTGCCCCGATTTTTCCGGTTTGTGGATCGAAGAGTACGGCGGCAATAGCCACGATCGGTGCGTCTTGATTTTCCCCCATAGTTTCAAGGTCGACCATCAGATGAGTCCACGTCTGGCTGGTGGACTCTTTTTCATGATGACCGTTCACCTTATCTATGGTATTTGACGTATGGTCAGTTTCATTAGCGCTATTGCCGTGTTGAGCGTCTTCATTGTTCGTTTGCTGCGGAGAATCATCTTTTTCCGGTATATCCTGATCTTTTTCCTGACAGTCATCAGATTTTTCCACGCCGAATGTTTCTTTGTATGTGGCATCCCCCATAACCGTCCCACAGTCGGGGCAATTACCACGGCCAGTTTTCCCGCAGGTGTTACAGGCTTTTTCCTGGCCTTTATCGTCAGCGGTTTCGTCCTGATTTGAGGCGCTGTAATCGTTATGAACCCACTTCGGATCGTTCGGGTCGCTGATGCCTTCCACATATTCACCGCGCGCGGCTGCAAGCTGGCGGTTGAACTCCTCTGCTGCATCTTTTTCTGGTGTATGTCGGGCAGCCGCGAGAGTTTCAGCCGTCGGGTTTTCATGATTTATTTCTGTCAGGTTAGTGTTAATGTATCTGCGTAAAGCATCCGGAAATAGATGGATGTTTTCTTCTGCTCCCCGGATCAGCGCAAAAATAGCGGCCCGTGAATAGTCCAGGATGCCTGGTATTGAGCGAAGCGCAGGAGACCACTCCCTGAATGGGCTTTCTTTTTTCCGGACAACTTCTTTTGCGCGACGATAAACGCTTCCGGGAATTTCATAAATATTAAAATCCATCGGCAGCGTGGCTGCTGCAATCTCCACATCCAGTGTGTCGAGGGTGTGTACTAAATCCGGGTTGCGATCGGTTTTGTTTCCACCGCCAGCATTAGCGCCAGAAGCCGTGCGGGTTATGCGGGAGACGCGATTCCCTTTTTGCCACTCTTTGACCAACAGGCCTCGATCCGGATGTTCGGCATTCAGCCAGGCAGTAACGAAATTTTCAAATTCCCAGGGCTGGTGGTTTTGCGTAACAGAAAAAACGGTCTTGATGGCCTCAGTCAGGCGGAACAGGGTGGCGTTATCCAGTTTTTCAACCTGTTCAGACTTTCGCAATACCATTAACAGGTTCTGGATATAGCTGTTTTCCTGTTCCATTTCGAGAATGGTAATATGCCTGCGTTGAACGCGGGTGGCGTGATGCAAATATTTTTTGTCTGTGGCAGCGTAAGTAAAAATGTGCAACACGCGCTGGGGGAATGGCAGGGTGGCGACGGAAACTTCGCAGTCCTGACATTCGTCGTTGTCACTGGTGTCTGTTCCGCTTTCTTCGGCGCCAGCGTCATCGGCGTATTCCTCCGTTTTTTCGTCGTGGGCGTCAGTAGCGGGCGCGCCGGGGATGAGCATAAATGTTTTGCCATCTTCGCCGCCCAGCTCATATTTCTGACAGAAGGTGGTATCAAAACTTCCCTCCGGCGGAAGTTCGTTAACAACGGGGAAATTAACGCGAACCGGTTTTGCAAAATCTGTCGGTTCGAATCCGGCATCAAGCATTGAAACGGTAAGACGTGCTAAAGCTGCCGTTTCGCTGTTGTCGGTTTTCCACCAGAAAGCAAAAGGGAAGCCGAGACGTTTCCGGGCGCTTTCATTTTTAACCTTAATATAATATGAGTATTCTGTTTTATTGTCGCTCATTATCATTACCCTTATTACAAATCATACTTAATGAAGACTTTCATTTTTCATTGAGCAGAATGCGTCCGTGACGAGCTCTTTACACTCCATCAGTTTCAACAATGAAATAAGATTTTCGGGAGGAGCTTCGTTCATTTTTAACAGCATTATTGCGGCTATTATTGACCTGTCATATGCGCCTGTTTCACTGTCTGTATGTGCAACAAGAGTTCTGGAAACACTTTTCTCGTCACAGTCCCGGGCATAAGAAACAACACAGGGCATATTGTTTTCGATACATAACGTACGAATTTTTCCTGAAAGCTGGCGGAGTTCTGCAATTACTGATTCAGGTACATTTTTCATATAGATTCCTTTTTTCAGGTTGAGTGAATCCCTGCCATTGCAGGCATATTTAAAAACAGGATGGTTTAAACGATTACTGTTCTGTTACCATGATTCAGCTTTGGCAGGCAGACCATTTCTGTTCAGCCAGACTTTTACCATGCAATCGGTAATACATCTTTGCGTTGTTAAATCACGGATATATAAACGGCGTTTTTTAATGTTATTCGCTGAGGCGATATAAGTACGGCCATCATGGATAACATAATCTCCCGGCGTAATACACTGACGCGGTATTTCATCTGTTCCGAAGTGATGAGCAATCATAATAATCTCCTTAATAAATGGTCATATAAAGGAAATACCAGAAAACTATTTAATACACAGCAACTGTTCGACGGTCATGTTTTTAATGGCGTTGCGGTTTACAAGAGTCCATCCCTGCTGTTCCAGATAAAACCTGAAGGTATCAAGGGTGCAGACGCAGGCGTTATCCGGGACGGTTCTGGTAAATTTGATGTTGCCATGTTCGTCGAGACGGATAAGCAGTGTGCGCCCGTCGCCATGAATGACATCGTTACATACCTGAGAGGATTTTTGCTGGCGCAGCTCGTTCTCCATGCGGTCGAATTCGGCAATGTACGCTTCTTTGAACGCGGCGGCTTTTTTGCCTGTGAAGCCCATCACCAGGAAAACGAAGCCGTTTTTGGTGATTTGGTACATTGGGCGTTTTTCGCCTTTGGCGTCGGTGTACGTTACGTCCTTAAAATTAAGGGCGTTAAATTTTTCCGAGCATTCCAGAGTTTTGATTTTTTGAATAACGTTGTCGTGACGCTTGCCAAAAAACTCAGCGATCGCAACAGATGTAGTAACAGCGCGACCATTTTCGATGGTTACGTCAGGTTGAGAAAGGGTAGGGATAGTAGCCATAATGGCAGCCTCTTGGTTGAGTATTAATAACTCACCACCAAGGTTTTCCACGACCATAAGGGTGGTGAGACGTACAGGGGTGGAAATACCGGTCAACCAAGAATCCGGCCAGCCTTGCGGCTGCCCTGCACGCCCCACCATAATCTGAATGTGGCTGTGCTTGACGCATAAAAAAACCGCCTGAGCGCGGTTATGCGCTTGATTGAATTCCGGGTTTCCACGCCCGGCACCCGCTTTATAAGGTGCAGGTGCACTATAATTCCACCCGTTCTGGTTTTCAATAGCTACATTCAACATTTTCTCTACCTTTCATCACCGAAGTGAACTTTGTCGATGCGATGCCTGGTGCCTCCAGGTGACGCAGACCAGTTAACAATCTGCGTCGGCCACAACAAACCACTGATAAGGACGGTTCTGTACCTTTAACTGTGCCGAGTGCGCTTAGCCGCATTCACCGCATCACAAAATTCACTTTAAAAAGGGCGGACATCAGCCAGCAATTAAACTGATGCCGCCAAAGAGGTAAATCCCAACATGGGTGTTGTGGCGGGGTTGTCACTCAGGCGTATGGTCAACCTGACAACCCGGTGGACATTTGCGGGGAACAGAGGAAACCCCAGCCATACTTACCGCCGCGCCATTTCGCGGATTGCCACAACCGGAAGCGCACTGTCACAGTGGATTTAAGACAACGGCATTAATTGCATTTCTGCGCAATGCGCTTTCGTGTTGTGTGATTATTCTGATAATCAGGTTATTGTTATCTGTTTTCTCGATTTATTTGTTAGTACCTCACTACTTAAAATTGTGGTGCCGGATGCTTATCCGTGTCCGGCGCACGACCACACGTAGCAGCGTGTTGGTCTCCATTCTCAACCAGTAACCTCAATGGAGGATAAAATGCCAAACAAGCCAATACATCCGCTTATTGAAAAACAGATTGAATGCTTGGTTAATCAACTCAGGCAATCAGGGTTATTAAAAACCCATTCAGAGCTAGGGCTCACAGAATCGGCATTCGACGATAAATTAAATAATGCGCTTTATAATGGCATCATTGATTACAATCGTGGTGCTGGTCGCCGTGGCCCTGCTGGTACAGCTTTGTAATTACCAGTTAATCCATAGCGGATAGTGTTCAGCATAAATATAGCTATACACATCCAGGTTATATTTGCGGTCTGTCCTTAGCAGGTCGCAAATACAGGCCGCAGCTTCCAGGGCAGCAGCTTTGTTGCTGAATAACCATGTAGCAACATTCCAGCGATTATCTGTATCCCACTCTTTTGCGAGAGTTGACACCACGAAGGAGCCGTTGGTATTGCCATCAAATACTTCCGTTTCCAGATTTTTAAGTAATGCCTGGTGAATTCTTGCCAGGTATTCAGTCGGAATTTCGCCACGAATTCGGATAAGGTTGTCATAAACAAACATATTCCCCGCATATGGCGATTTTTCTTTCCTGCATTTTAAGCCAGCATCACGGGTAAACTGGTCAATTTCTTCTTCGGTTTGTTTTGTATTGATGTTTTGCGTTATCGTTGCTGCAATGGACTTTGCTTTATTTTCTACACAATGATTGTTTGTGAACGAATCTGAATACAGTCCGGTAAACGCATCGCGCACATTACGAGCCATATTATCAGTGTCTTTTTTCGTTACAGATTCTAATTCAAGTTCGTTCAGACGTTGACGAAGGGTGTGTGCTGCAATCACCTGGATTTCTGTTGGTAAATCTTTAAATTCCATCGTTAACCTCATCAGTCAGTAGCTTTTGTCTTGCCAGAAAGAATCTGCTTAAACTCACTGAAGCTAAGAGCCTCTTCATCTTCGTCAAGGCTATTAAAGTAATCTTCGTAAGCCTTTTCCATGAGCGAGTTGAAATCCATGTTGACCTCATTCCCATTAACGCCGGGTGGCGGAACTTTATACCTGACAACGATGCGCTACGTTGTTGATGAGGTGAAAGATACAACCAAAACTTTCGCATGTAAAGTGTGTGAAAGTAAAAATTTCGTCCCGGGCAACAAAAAAGCACCTGATAAGGTGCTTTTTGACGTGAGGTGTGTAGAGCTAAGTTACTGTTTACGCGAATCATTAATGATGTTGAATACATCATTCTTGAGCAATTCCAGCTCTTTAAGAACTCCCTTTGTATGAATGATTAAACGCAATTTTTCTGACTCAGGTAGTTGGTTGAACAGCGAAAGTAATGTTTCTTCTTGTTCGTCTAGTTGCCGCGGTACTGGTACATTGAACTGGTTTTCATCTTCAACCTCCCCATAGTCCATAAAAAACCAGTATTCAGGTTTTCCTGTTACGGCTGCCAGCCTTTTTAACCTGGCGCCACTAGCTACGCTTTTCCCTTTTGCCCAATTTTGCACAGCTGTGTGAGAAAGAATGACTTTTTTTGCCAGATCAGATTTGCTCCAGCCATTTTCAGTCATTACCTGCTGGATTCTTTTTGCAAAAACATTGTTAACGGTATCGCTCATATAAGTCATTCTACAACCAACGGTTTCGCATATCACTACAACTTTGCGTTTCACTTAATCTTGAAACGAAAACTTTCGTGGGTTATGCTCACGCCATCGAATTGAGTGATGGAGTGATACATGGTTAAAAAACATCAACCCCAAAATGAACTACGCAACAAGGTAACAAATAATATTTCTCTCGCTGAAATTGGAGAGCATTTTGGGATTAGCGGGCAAGCTGTAGGTAAGTGGTTTCTCAAGGGGAGTATCCCCCCCGAAAGGGTCTTACCTCTTTGTGTGTTACTCAATTGGTCTGTAACACCGCATGAATTGCGGCCAGACATTTATCCAAACCCAAATGATTATCTTCCAGTGGAGCATCAGTTTAACGCAGAAAATAAAGTCGGTGGTGAACAATGACGATCACCCCTGAAAAGGCCAGGAAAGCGCTGGAGGCATGGTTACGGCTACAGCCTGTTACGCAGGAAAATGCTACCCGGTTAATAACGCGTGAATATCTTGCACAAATCACGAGACCGGACATTGCTATACACCGCATAGAGTTTGATGACGGGACGGTGGATTACGACGCGTGGCGCAGGAACCGGATAAACATATTTCAGCGATGGCGAAAGCTTGAAACGGCGGAGCATCACGAAAAATTTTCTGTGCTGATCCCGTTCATTATGGAGGCGATCCGGAAGGGACTGCCGGAGCTGCATAAACAAATAACGGCGGGACAAAGTATCGACTATCTGGTCACCAGACTGTTGAAAGAAAGCACCGAGGCGGCGAACGCCTCACTTCTCCGCATACCGTTACCGGATTTTGAGCGGGAATGCGACGAGGCTATGCATGCAATAGAGGCCCTACGCAATGGCTATCGTCGGCAGCATCAGATATGTGACCAGTAGGTATTCAGCAGAAGGTTGTCGAGGTTTTTGTGAGTAGCAGAGTTCAGGGATTTGTTTGGGATGCCTGCGCGGCTAATGGCATTACTGGCGCGAAACTCCTGATTATGGTTCGCCTTGCTGATTACTCAAATGATGAGGGGATCAGCTATCCAGGAGTGGAAAGTATAAGCCGGCAGCTTGGCCTTGCTGAAAGTACAGTCTATGGGGCGCTTGCTCAACTGGAAAAGGCAGGTTGGGTTCGTCGTAAAAACCGGAGGAATGGCAACCGAAGAACATCGAATTTGTACTTTCTGAATGTTGAGAGGCTTGAGTGTTTGGCTGTCGAGGAGAGGGCGAAAATTCGTGCAATGAAGTCTAAAAAGACATCAGTTTTTCTACCTCCAGATTCTGAAGGTACAGATTTTGAACCTCCAGAATTTAGAGTCTCAAGTGAACTTGAACCTCCAGAATCTGGAGTGAAAGAGGGTTTTGAACCTCCAGATTCTGGAGGGGATCCACAAGTATTAAAACATGATCCACAAGTAAAAGATCCTGAACCACAAGGTAAGCATGCGCGCACAAGTAAAAAAACAAAATTTAATCCACTGACTGCAAGACCCCAAAACGCGAGTCCAGCAACCTGGTCAGATTGGGTGGCTCATCGGGAAGAAATTGGCAAACGGCTGACGGAGACAGCATGCCGACTACAGGCCAAAAAACTATCAGGCTGTCGTGATCCAGATGCGGTTATCAATCTGTCGATTATGAACGGCTGGACAGGGCTATTCCCCGAAAAAGTCTGTCGACCAGATGGGGGCGGGGTAAACGTACGGATTGACGTTTCGCAGCCAGACAACACTATTCCACCGGGGTTCAGGGGGTAACTGACCATGAAAAATATTGCGATGATCGGAGTTCTGGAGCGTATTCGAAAATTTGCGCCAGCACATCGGGCCGCGCCGTTCAGGACGCCGGAGGAGTGGCGGGAGTGGCAGCTTGCTGAAGGGCGGAAGCGTTGGACCGCATGACCATGAACGGCGGGCGATGGGTGAATTTTAACTGGGAGAGCTGGCGCCCGAATGTCGGTCAGCCAGAAATTGCGAAGTGATTATTACCTGGATGAGGGGTAAGGGAGATTATGAGCAAAAATTACACACCAGAAAAGCGGGAGGAAATACAGCGCCGCATAACAGAACTGGTGCGGAAGCATGGCCGTATGACGCTTACGGAGCTGAGGAGGATGACGGGGTTAACCATTTATTCGACCCGCCACTACCTGGAAAAGGCGGAACGTTGCGGGGATGTGTACCAGGCGGGCAAAAGGGGGATTTTTCCGTCGGAAGCGGCTTTTCGTGTCTGGTGTGAAAAGCAGTCTGACGCCAGAGTCGAGCGATTTCTGAAAACGCCGGAGCGCGTGGTGAAACCCTACGACAGGCATCAGAACACTATCTGTGCGGAATGCAGAAAAAGCGAGTACATGCAGCGGGTGCTGGCATTTTACAGGGGAAATAACGGAGCAGTAAAAACGATATGAAGGTTTATATCGCAGGGCCGATGACAGGCTATGAAAATTTTAACCGTGAGGCATTTCACCGGGCGGAAAAAGCTCTGAAACGGGAAGGGCACACCGTATTAAATCCGGCAGTTCTCCCGAACGGATTGACGCAGGCGCAGTACATGGACATTTGCATGGCAATGATTCGTAGTGCAGATGCGATTTACATGCTGTGGGGATGGCTGTGTTCGGCAGGTGCAAGGGCAGAACTGGCGCTGGCGGAAAAGCTGGGGCATGAGGTTATTTTTCAGGAGGTGATGCAGTGAATATCGATACAACAATAACGATTGATACTGCTTTGAATACTGGTCTGGCCCTGCTCGGTTGGTTTTACATCATGTTCAGTGCGGGGAGGTGGGCGGCATCTGTTTTTCTAAAGCAGTGGGAAAAGCGCCGCAAACAGGAGAGACGCCAGAAAGTGTTGAATGAATTCTATGACGCATTTGACCTTAGCAGCATAGAGCCAGGCACAACAGCCAGGGTAGCAGCAAAAGGCGACCTGATGATCGTGATGTTCAGACAGGAGAAAGCAACCAGTGAGTGAATCAAAATGTCTGGTCAATGGCAGTCAGATAGAGCCATGCGCGGCATTAGCGCGGTCTCTTGAGTATGACGCAGCATATTCAACGAGAAAGGGGCTGCTGATATACGAAATCTGGAATGAAAGTTTAACCAGGGGGCCTGATTTTGTGATGTTGCGTTCTGGTGAATTTTCTAAATCACCTATTCGAGTCTCATTTTGCCCGTTCTGTGGTGAAAGTCTGAAAACGTGGGAGAACAGAAATGAATGAAATTAGAGAAATACCAGTAGTACGTGATGAATATGGCTGCTGGACACATCCTGAATATGAAAAATTCTGTGACGGTCGGGAATATATTTCAACGGAAGAGTTTAACGCCTGGATGGAGGAAAATAATCTTCAATGGACCATCAGAACTATGGATGAAGATGATTTTAATCTGGACGCAGATGGTCCCGATATTGCCTCCTGGGAACCGGAACGACCAGAAGGCGAAGGCTGGTTTATTGGTTCCATACATGATACCGAAGACGGCCCTGTTTGTGTCTGGCTACGAAATAAAGGCGGTGCAGTATGACAATCGACAAACAGGCGCTACGAGAGCGCTATTCACCAAAACCTGCACCTGAATGCTACATTTGCGGTGCTGAAATGACAATACAGCACATGTCTGCCGGTCGAATTACCTATGGCTGCACAGGCGCGACCTACGACGATAAAGGTCGCCACTACGCAGAAGGTCGCAGTATCGCAGATGACCACTACGAGCAATCACGCGTCACTGTCGTCGATGTTAGCGACCCGGATGTGCTGGCGCTGCTGGATGAACTGGAAGCAGCAGAGAAGCGCATAACAGAACTTGAAGCACGGGAAATACTGCTCCCGGAACGTAGCAGTATGCTTCATCGGACAGATTTTCACGAGGATTACCACACGGTAATGGCATATAAAGTTTCTGATGTCATCGCTACAATCCGCGCCGCTGGCATTCGCATCAAAGGAGAGTGAGAAAGTGAATCGAACAATCATAGTGACAACTGTAATTTCAGTTCCGGCAGATGCCTCCCATCAGGATATTGATGATTTTGTCGGGAGTAAATTCGGGCGAGACAAGGATATGAAGCCAGATAATTTATGCCGTGGTGATGTGACCGAAATAATTAGTCATCATTGGGAGTATGGTCCGCACTACATGAATTAATTTTCAGCATTTTATTAAATTAATCCTTAACCGGAGGGATTTCTGCACCCTCAAAACATCAGGAGGCCGCCTGAAAGGGCGGTAATGAAAAATGACTGAATTAACCAAATGGCTACAAAACACGATTACCGGAATTGAAACGGTAGTAGACGATAAATCGTTTGTATGTGATGAAATAGTATTCAAAATCGATGTGGTTAAAAACGTACTTACCGCATTTAAAGTCGCGCTGGCATCACTGGAAGCAGAGCCGGTGGCGTGGAAGGCAACCTTCACGCAAATTGACAATGAATATAATACGTTCACCACTATGTATTCTGACAAAGCAGAAGTCGAACGGTGGGTGCGACTGCATGAAATAGGTGACTTTCGGGCAGAAATAACACTGCTTTATACAGCCCAACCAGCGCCGGTAGTGCCTGATAAGTTGCCGCGTGAATACATAAGAGGTTGGCCTCTTGCGTATAGTGATTATGCTGAAGGATGGAACGATTGCCGCGAAGCCATGCTTCAGTCCGGAAACTTTCGGGAAAATAAGAATTCGTCAACCAACAATTTTCGGGAAATCTCGGAAACGTCAACCAGCTCTCCGGGAACTCCGGCTGGCTGGATAAGCTGTAGTGATGCAGTTCCTGCTGAATATTGCGATGTGATTCTTCTCGATGATCTCGGGAATGTATTCCCCGGTTCCTGGGATAAAGTTTTTTGCCTCACTCGTGGCGGGAATAAGATGACTTTTGTGGACAAAGACGGCGTAGAAGTAGAGAACGCAACCCACTGGATGCCGCTACCGGAACCGCCGCAGGAGGTGAAGTGATGGACGATAACAGCGATAACGTTATTCAACTGGTGCAGCCAAAATCAGAGGAGGAAGGGCTTCTCAACGTTGTGATAACCGACAGGAAAAGCGGCGAGCAAAAATGCTGTCAGCATATCCGTACAACAATTTCAGAAGTGAATCGTACGATTATCTGCGACCGGTGCGGATTGGCTTTAGATCCGTTCGGGCTTATTCTCGACCGTGCGAGAAATGGCGAAAACATCGTGTCTGAGATTAAATCACTCTATGCAAGACGGGATGCTCTTCGTGAATCTGTGGCAAAACTTGAACGTGAAGAGAAAAACGCAAAGGCGCGGCTGCGCGCTGCCAGAACTGCGATTCTCTTTGCTGAGAACGACCTGAAAAATACCGAACAGGGGATAAAACAATGAGCTGGCCTGAGACATTCACCACGGTAGGAATCGCAATGGCGGTGGCGCTGGTGGTGTATTCGATTTGCCGCTGGGGATAAATCGCCGAAAAAAGAGCCCGGCGCAAACATGAACCGGGCTCTTTGACTTATGTAGCTTACGAATCCGCCAGTAAGAGAGGGGGCGGACGGTTTATTCTAACACCGGAATGATGTGGGTAAAAGTTTATAGGAAATCGGCTTCATAGCATTGTCCGCCATGATATACACCCGCGATAAATGCTTTATTACCGTCAACAGCAAAAGCAATAATCGTTCTGTGGCGGAAATGGGTTACCCGCATACCAGGGCGAATATCATCACGTTTGTTGCCCCGATGCGGGAACGTAGAGAACCCATCAAGATAATCAAGAAGCGCGTCTGTATAATTATCGGCAATGATGCGGCCAGCTTTTTCCGTTATAAATTTGTGCAGATTTATTATTTGCTGTTCGGCCTCCGGAGTAATGATGACTTCATATGTCATGTGGATTACTTCCCGGAGCGAAGCGCGGTGCGAACCTGTGAAATGGAGCGTCCGTTGTTTGGGTTCTCGCGGATAGAATCGAGAGATGGAGCGGCTGAATGCATTAGCCACGCTTCGATTGCTTTATCGCGTTCATTCAGTGCGCGAAGCCCTTCACGAATAACCTCGCTTTCTGAAGCGTAGGCACCGGAAGCAACACGGGCACGCACCATGTCAGCCATTTCGTTGGTTAAGGTAATGCTGAATTGTTGGGTTGTACGCATGGTAAACCTCACTGAGTAGGATAGAACACTATTTGATAATAGCACGCTGCCAGTTGACGACAACAGATATCCGGGGCTATATTCTCCACGCGCCAGCAAAATCTGGCGTCGGGATTGAGACCCCGGATGTTTACGGAGTGATATGAGACGCGCCCGCGTCTTTTTCATATCGTTTGCACAGTCACATTCGCGATTTATGGCGGGCTGTGTGGGGGAGCCGAAAGGCTCGCCGGTTTCCGTACCCGGTAGTCTCAACCCTGCACAGCTCGCCACCAGATGATTGAGACCAGAAGGTGGCGATAATGTCCAAATGTACGGAGTTATCGTTATGACCACTCAGATTTCTGCCGAAACTCTTTCCCCAATTACACACAACCAAATTCCCGTTATCACTACCGAGTTACTGGCACAGCTTTACGGCACAGATTCAGATAACATCAAAAAGAATTATTCGCGTAACGCAGATCGCTTTTGTGAGGGTAAGCACTTCTACAAAGTGATTGGCGATGAGCTAAAGAATTTGCGGGTGACTTTAAGTCACTCACAAAATCCCATCTCTCCCAAAACTCGCTCCCTAATCCTCTGGACAGAACGCGGCGCCGCCCGCCACGCAAAAATGCTCGAAACGGATCAGGCGTGGGACGTGTTCGAAAAACTGGAAGACTGCTATTTCAGCCAGAAACGTCCACCAGCGATGGCAAACGTTGGTCTGTCAGAAGACAGGGAGTATCTGCTTAGTGTCAGGAGCGGCAGGCTTGAAATGCGTCCGTTGGCACCTGATGAGATGATAGTTTCAACGGATTTCCTTGTGGAGGGGTTGCGTCGTCGTGGTTGGCTGGTGGTTCGGCGTGAGTCGCTGGTGGAAAAACTGATGCAATTTTAACTCCGATATGGGAATCCCCATATCGGGTGAGCAGAAAGCCAGGAATAAAAACGGTTTGCGGGAAAAGGGAAGTTAAGTAGAATTGTTGCGGGTGCTTGAGGCTGTCTGCCTCAGGCATGAACACCAAAAGGCAGATAGAGAAAAGCCCCAGTTAACATTACGCGTCTTGCAGGACGCTTAACATTAATCTGAGGCCAATTTCATGCTAGACACATGTAGGTTAGCCTCTTACGTGCCGAAAGGCAAGGAGAAGCAGGCTATGAAGCAGCAAAAGGCGATGTTAATCGCCCTGATCGTCATCTGTTTAACCGTCATTGTGACGGCACTGGTAACGAGGAAAGACCTCTGCGAGGTACGAATCCGAACCGGCCAGACGGAGGTCGCTGTCTTCACAGCTTACGAACCTGAGGAGTAAGAGACCTGGCGGGGAGAAATCCCCGCCACCTCTGACGTGTCAGGCATCCTCAACGCACCCACACTTAACCCGCTTCGGCGGGTTTTTTGTTACCCGTAAAATAAAAATTCATAAAAATGATCAACTTTCAGATTGGTTGCGCAACAAGTGAAAAATGTCCTTGTTGGTGAACATAAAATAAGCAAATTTAGATAATGAAATAAATAGTCGCAGTGTTTATATTTCCCGCCTCAACGGAAATCGTGTTGAAATCGCATATTTTCATTTTTCCTTAGCTGTCTGGAGGCATCGTGAAAAAATTGTTCAGTTGCAGATATGTAGTGGTTCGTCGTGACGACATGTCGGTTGTTGCGGAAATGGACTGTTTTCCTGATAGCGACAGAGCTACATGGCGGCGTGAAGGGCGGAGACTTAATGTAAGGGCTTTACAATCTGATGAGCGGATTGTGTCACAATCAGCGCTCAGGGAGATTGTACAGGAGTTTATTTCTCCAGCTTGAAGTCAGCAAAGACATCAATAATAATACTTCCCCCGCATGTCTGAACATCATGCAAACCTGACGACAATGCGCCTGAGAGATAACAATGGCGCAAAATTTCAACTCTTACAATTCTGATGATTCTGCCGCCCGTGCCAGCAGGCACGGGCGGCGCTTTCGCACATCTGAAAACGGTAATTTTTACTATCCGAACTGTACGACGCCTGAGCTCGAGGAGCTTGAAAAGTTGTATGGCCGTCGCGGTTATACGGTAACAAAGCAACTCAACTTTGACGGCAGGACGTGGTTTGTTTCGGTGGAATTGCCAGTATCAAATCACCTGCCGCGTACTCCCCGTTGTTATCGCCAGCGGATCTGGAGGTAGCGTGCGTGCATTACTGCGCCCTGCGTCTGTGCCGGAAATGGGAGTGGTGGTAATAAAGCCCGGCAGGGAGCTGATGCCGCTGTTTGCTGGTGGACGAGTGCTGGTGGAGCCGGAACCGGAAAGTATGAAGTCGCTGCCGTCAGGCGCGGTTCCTGCGGTGCGCCAGCCGCTGGCAGATGATAAATCGCTGCTTCCGTTTTTTACCAGTGAGCGTGTGATACATGCCGCCGGGGGCGTCGGGGCGTTGTCGGACTGGCTCCTGCGTCATGTTAAATCCTGCCAGTGGCCTCATGGTGATTACCACCACCACGAAACGGTTATCCATCGTTACGGTGCCGGAGCGATGGTGTTGTGCTGGCACTGTGATAATCAGTTGCGTGACCAGACGTCTGAATCACAGGAACAACTGACAAACCAGAATCTGATCACATGGCTGACTGATACCGTTCGTTACGCGATAAACGGTTCTCAGGAGCGGGAGCTGTCGCTTGCCGAATTGTGCTGGTGGGCAGTTTGTCATGATGTTGCCGGAGCCGTTCCGGATGGCGTGATTCGCCGTTCGCTGGGATTACCGGCTGAAGAAATCCGTTCCGTATACCGTGAAAGCGACATTGTGCCGGAAGAGCAGATCGCCACCAGCATTCTGAAGCAGCGCACAAAAAATATTGCGCCGCAGCACCTCCACCAGCAACAGAAACCACCACAGGAAAAGACGGTGGTCAGCATCACCGTTGATCCGGAGTCTCCGGCTCAGTATCTCCAGCGCCAGAAACCACAACGGGAAGAGATGCCTGTATACACGCGTTGGGTAAAAACGCAGAAATGTATGACGTGTGGCAATCAGGCAGATGATCCGCATCACATCATTGGTCATGGGCTGGGAGGAATGGGAACAAAGGCTGACGATTTGTTTGTTATTCCGCTGTGCCGTAAATGCCATAACGAACTACACGCCGGAGTAAAAGATTTTGAAGAAAAACACGGCAGCCAGCTGTTGTTGCTGATTCGTTTTTTAATGCACGCGAAAAATTCGGGCGTCTTGAAGTGGAAAACATAAATGACTGAACGCATAGAATTTGTTTTGCCTTACCCACCGACGGTGAACACCTACTGGCGACGTCGTGGCAACACATATTTTGTATCAAAAGCCGGTGAGCGTTATCGCCGTGATGTGGCGCTTATTGTTCGCCAGCAGCAACTGAAATTAAACCTGTCCGGAAGGCTGGCGATAAAGATTATTGCAGAGCCACCGGATAAGCGCCGCCGCGACCTGGACAATATCCTGAAGGCACCACTAGATGCGCTGACACATGCGGGACTGCTCATAGACGACGAGCAGTTTGATGAAATTAATATTGTGCGCGGTGAGCTCGTTCCTGGTGGGCGACTGGGCGTGAAGATTTACGAAATCAGAGGTAATAACGATGGCGCGTGACATTCAGATGGTTCTGGAGCGATGGGGAGCATGGGTGGCAAATAACCACGAGGATGTTACATGGTCATCGATTGCTGCCGGTTTTAAAGGGTTAATACCGTCGAAGGTGAAATCACGTCCGCAATGTTCCGACGATGACGCAATGATCATTTGTGGGTGCATGGCCCGACTGAACAAGAACAACAAAGAGCAGCATGATCTACTGGTGGACTATTACGTTGGGGGGATGACCTTTATGGCGTTGGCACGTAAACACAGGTGTTCAGATACTTGTGTTGGGAAGCGTTTGCAGAAGGCTGAGGGAGTCGTTGAAGGTATGCTAATGATATTGGATATCCGATTGGAAATGGACAGGTACGTAGAGAAAGTCATTTAGTGCCATGTTTTATTATGTAGACTCGCTTCGCCTTTCTTTCTTCGACTGGCCTTAGTAAAGGCGAAGCGATATCGAAAACTCTATGGGATTTTATGTATCTAATCGCTCAAGAATGTATTCATGAACATTTGACAAGATTTCCCCTGTATCAACATCTGTTGCACAATGAATTCGCTGCTCAAAAAAAGTACGAGAGTCTCTTCGCAAATGGCACCATGCATAAATTTTTCGTATCACAGGATCATATTTAAGTACAGATATCTGTCGCTCTGTTATATCCCCGTCCGCGTCTTCATAAATGATTTCCAGGTCTAACTCATTCACTGGATAACCACCACTATAAGGTGATTTTCTTTTTTTGTTCTTTTTTTGCGGTTTGGTTTCGTTTTTGTAAACTAATTTTGCCACAGAGGGCGAACTGTTTAGATTTTTTTCTTGAGAAAGAATTCGTTTAGTTGTCTCCTTTCTGATTTCTGCGTGTCTGTTATTCGCAGAGGCGTTTATATTGATAAAAAACCAAACTGTAAATGCAATGATAATGAATATGGCAATCCACATGTTGATATCTTTATGTCAAGTTAAAATTTAGATTATACCCAATTTATTAATGCGTTTTATGATTAAAGTCATTTTTTATTGTATTCATATGGGGCGGACATTTTGCAACAAAAAAAATTATGTCGTTGCGATTGGGCGTCAGTCATGGCGACGGAAGGGGTTTACGATCGTAAAAATTTAAATATGATGTTAAGGATGGTTACTACGCCACACAGCTTAAACCCGCCATCGTGCGGGTTTTGTCGTTTCTGCATCACGGAAAATTTTTTGCCAGTCTGAGCCGGTTTGTGTTCAGTGCGGAATGTTTTTGATGTATTTCATGTGCTTTAAATTAATGTGAAATATTTCGATAAAATAAAAATCTAATAACAACTTTACATTTTTTGACGCAATAATTTATTGAAACGCCGGTTGTGAGCGGTATTATTCGCCGCAGTTCGACAGGTCGGGTTAATAACCGCCTGAGTTCTGAAGAATTACATGATGCCGACTTAGCTCAGCAGGTAGAGCAACTGACTTGTAATCATCAGGTCACCAGTTCGACTCCGGTAGTCGGCACCATATGCGGGCATCGTATAATGGCTATTACCTCAGCCTTCCAAGCTGATGATGCGGGTTCGATTCCCGCTGCCCGCTCCAGCTTTCTTCCGAAAACACAGGACTCCCGGAAGAAAGCTGAGGGGCGGTTTTTATTGTGACCTTTTATTGTGACCTGAAAAGTTCATATAAAATATCGTCTCTCAGTCTGGCGCTAAGGTGAAATTGACATCCGGTGACACAGGTGTCGTTCTTACTCTTTTTGTGGTGCAGGCATATGGATATTATGTGAGGTTGGGTTAATCGCATTCATGTTCCTCGATATACCTTTCTGACCCCGGAGTGAGTCAGGCATACTGTATTCAGATAGCGTGCTGTGAATTGTGAAATGAGAATGTCACTGTGTTGGTAATGCGGGATTCTCAGTACGCTATCTGAATGCAGTGATACCCGCGTAAAGCGGGGCATAAACAGGATATGGGGTTCGTTTATTTTCGTCTGCGGGTCATGGTGACTGACCAACGACCCTCCGGAGGTAACTCCGGCACTGCATGACTTATTGAGGTGTTCCCCGGTGCGGGGGTGACCGGAAAATGTTCTGCCGAAGGTCACAGACACATACCGGGTTGATATGTGTTTTCGGGAGGCACCCGACACCTCAGCTAATTTTCCGGTTTTCCGTAAAGACAACTATAAAACATGCTTCAGCTATATTGAGCACCGCCTCCCGTGAGGCGGTTTTTTTTATTCCGGGAAAAAGTTCTGCCCGCCATATAATAAAATTAACGTTTTCAGACCAGGGTGCGGGAAGTATCCGGGGCGGGAAATAATGAATTAAAAAAGAAGCGCGGCTGTCGGATTTAAGCCGCGGGACAATGTCCGTGATAGATAGTTGAAAAATTTCAGGCTATCCCTTTCGGGAGGTCGCCATTATTTTACTCATAACAAAATAAGACCGGAACCCCGGAAACAACCTTATTTTCCGGTAAGGCTTATTTCATTCCCCGCGCCACGCCCGGCGTACATCAAAAACCACAGAGTTCTTACAAAAATGATTCAGCTTCATTACGGCGACTGTCTTGATATCATGCCGCACATACCGGCAGGCAGCGTGGACCTGGTTTTATGTGACCCACCATACGGAACCATAAAAGGGCTTTCTCTTCGCTCATGGAGTGAAGAGACGACAGCCTGGGACGATGCGATTTTACCGGAGAAGTTGTTTTCTTTGTGCGAGCGTGTATTGCGGGTGAACGGGGCGCTGGTACTGTTCGCTCAGGAGCCGTACACAAGCCAACTGATAACCAGTGCGCACGGGAACCTGCCTTTTTCGTACCGGCTTGTGTGGAAAAAAGAGCATTTCGCTAATCCACTGAGTGTTCGTAAGGCTCCGGTATCGTTGTTTGAGGATGTGCTGGTCTTTTTCAAAAAATACGATTCTGAAAAAACACATCCTGTCAGAGAGTACAGTTGTCGGGTCCTGGAGTTCACAGGTCTTAAATCCGGTAGGGCCGTTAATAAAGTCCTCGGTCATCGTCGCGCGGAGCATTTTTTCCAGTATGACACCCTGCAATTTGGATTGTGTACGCGCAGTACATACAGTGAGCTGATATCCCGATTCGGCATAGAACGGATGGAGGGATTTCTCACGTACGACGAGCTGGTGGAGATGCAACGTCGGATTAGGGGCAGGGTATTTAATCTGCCGCCGGGTCAGAAATATAAACCGAACGTGCTGGATTACGCCCGTGAGCGAGAACGATATCATCCGACACAGAAACCGACGGCGTTGCTGGAAGATTTGATATGCACATACAGCAATCAGGGGGATACCGTTCTGGATTTCGCGATGGGGAGCGGTTCAACAGGCGTTGCCTGTGTTAACACCTGTCGGCGGTTTATTGGTATTGAGAAAGACCCCAAATATTTTGGTGTGGCATCTGAACGAATTGATGGCGCTCCGATCCCTGCTACACAAATCTGAATAACACCACACAAAAGGCATCTGCGGGTGCCTTTGACGGGGTGTTTTTTTACGGGCCGGTGATGGCCCTTTTTTATTTACAGGAGAAAAACGTATGTCTGAGCCCTTATCCGGGACGGGCACGGCGGTGGCGCTCGGCGGGGCGACGGTATTCGGGCTGCTGACCAACACGGATTTCGGGATTGTTTTTGGCGCATTTGCAGGAGCGCTGTTTATTGTCACGGTGCCGAAAGAGCTGTCCCCCTGGCGGATGGCGGCGCATTTTCTGGTGTCGTTTATTGTCGGCGTGCTGGGGGCGGGTGTACTGGCCTCGTTCCTGTCCCGCCTTGCTGACTACAACGGTAAACCGCTGGATGCGCTGTGTGCGGTGGTGATGTCGGTGCTGTCAGTGAAATTTCTGACCTTCATTCATGACCAGGACATTTCATCGCTGACCGGGGTTTTTTCACGGATGCGGGGAGGAGGGAGTGGTCATGGAAAGTAATCTGACCGGCACACTGAATGCGGGCCTGTGCCTGGTGACAGTGCTGGCCCTTTTTCTCTACCGCCGGAACGGCGCCAGATACAAACCGGGGATAGCCTGGCTGTCGTACCTGCTGATGCTGGGCTATGCGCTGGTTCCGTTCCGTTTTCTGGCCGGACATTACCCGTCTTCATCCTGGCCTGTGGTGCTGATGAACGCGCTGTTCTGCGGGCTGGTGCTGTGGGCGCGGGGTAATGTGTCGAAAATACTTTCACTGCTGAGGCTGCGATGAAACCGAAGAACGAAATTTTTGATGAAATTCTGGGTAAGGAAGGCGGCTACGTCAACCATCCGGACGATAAAGGCGGGCCGACAAAATGGGGTATTACGGAAAAAGTTGCCCGCGCCCACGGATACCGTGGTGATATGCGCAATTTAACCCGCGGACAGGCGCTGGAAATTCTGGAGACCGACTACTGGTACGGTCCCCGCTTTGACCAGGTGGCGAAGGCCTCGCCGGATGTTGCCGCCGAACTGTGTGACACGGGCGTGAACATGGGGCCGTCGGTGGCAGCGAAAATGTTGCAGCGCTGGCTGAACGTGTTCAACCAGGGCGGGAAGCTGTATCCGGACATGGATACGGACGGGCGCATCGGGCCGCGAACCCTTAACGCGTTACGTGTTTATCTGGAAAAGCGCGGTAAGGATGGCGAGCGTGTACTGCTGGTGGCACTGAACTGCACGCAGGGAGAGCGCTATCTGGAGCTGGCGGAAAAGCGGGAGGCTGACGAGTCGTTTGTCTACGGCTGGATGAAAGAGCGCGTGGCAGTTTAAAAACTGACACTGAAGTGCTGAACACCCTCAACTCATGCAGGCTCTTTTCTGGGGTTACGATGGGCGCAAGTACGGGCAATAGTGCCAGATGGTAAAAAGCAAAACCCCGGCTGCTGGAACAGTCCGGGGTTGTATTTTGGCAAATCAGAAACGCATATCAGACATGGAGATAATTCATGCAAGTAAAGGATAACAATAAAACCTTTCTGAGTATAGGGGGCAGTATGACACCTAAAGCAGCAAATATTGCCGGAATTATTCTTGCATTATCGGCAATGATCGGGGCAATTGGTTTTGCGGTTGCAGCGATAGCATATGTTTGTAGATAAGACAGAAAATCCGGCGAATCTCTGTCTTATCCGGGCGGCGGCTTTTGCAATTCGCCTTGTGGCGGTCGCTGTTCTGATTTGGGCTGTGCGTTGGTGGTGATATGACGCGAAAACACTGGACACACAGGACGCCGCGAATGGCGGCGAAATGGGCACTGGTAGCGATACTGGTGCCTTTTTTACTGGTGGGGTGCGCCAGCCTGGATAAGGCGCGCCAGATATTCGAAGCTGCCGGGCAGGTCTGCCGGATTATTGATGGTGTCCGGCAATGTGTGCAGAACTGATCAGGCAGGTCAGCAGAATATTTTGCTGAAAAATGAGGATGGCGCCAGCGTCTGGAAAGCATGAAATTCTGCTGCATGAATCAATTTATCTTATTCATTCTGAATCATGCCGGGTTCAGAATGAATTTTGATCAACAACCCTGTCGGTAATGGGCATTTTGTATCAACAAGAAGACGAAGGAGAAAATATTATGTTTACAGTTAAAACCATCATCAACGGTGTTACGCATATTTGTGAGCAGCCATCCATCTCGATAGCCAGGGCTGGTTCTGAAACGTTCGCAGATACTTTAAAACTTACTCATAACTCAGCCAGCCCGGACTTCGCATACTGGCTCCCGGCTATTTATGAAGATTCAGAAATGACCAAAGCGCTGCAGGAGGAGGAACTGGTTATTAGCGACCGTACTGATGTGCTGGATACTGATGCTATTGCAATCATTATTGAGGAATACCCAAGTAAAAATTACCCGGGAGTTGGTGATGGTTGCCGTTATCAGTTTGTCTACCCTGGCGATCAGGTTTATGTGATGAACTCCTGTGGTTCAACCATTGAAACGGTGAAATAAGGCATTACAGCAGCCCTTCAGCGAGGGGCTGCGATAATGCTGGTGTTTGATTGTGTGTAAATAATAACTTCTCTCATTTTCGCGGGTCCTTCCTGGAATCTGAAACACCGAGGGTCAGAGGACGCGCAAAAACACGCTATTTATGAGATTTTTTGAGGGGGTGGTTGTTGTTTAATTGTTTGCTCTATCTCGTTGATAAGTAATAAAAAAGAGAAATGAATACAACAACCTGATGGTGTTTTTTGAAGTTGTTAATGCGAAAAACATCAATTAAATCAAAGGGTTTTGCCAAAACACGTGGTTGTTGTTTCGCTTTTTATCGATGACTTATGGAGAGGAGATGGCCTTTTTATTGAATAAAAGCGATATGGCCTCCTCCATCGGTATATCTGTTCAGGCATTTGATAAATGGGGCGTTCCTCCTGTTGAGCGCCGTGGGAGGGAGGTTTTTTATGACGTTAAAACCGTACTGGAGATAGATCGCGAGCGGCGACAACAAAATCAGAGAACACCTGATGACGGGAGCGATCTGGAAGAAAGATTACTCCGGGCCAGAACTGAACTGACGGAAGAACAGGCAGTAGCTCAAAAACTTAAAAATCAGGTAACAGAAGGCAAACTCATTGATTCAGAGTTCTGCGTTTTCGCCCTCAGTAAACTGGCGATGGCATTGTCCAGTACGCTTGATTCCATTCCTTTATCCATGCAGCGACAGTTCCCGGATTTAACCCCGCGTCATATTGATCATCTGAAAACCCTTATTGCAAAGGGGGCGAATCAGTGCGCGCGGGCAGGGGATAAATTGCCGGAGTTACTCGATGAATATATCCAGACTACAACTGAATAATATGATGATCTCTATCACAACGGCATTACAGCCACTGATAAGGGCATTGCCGGTGACGCCGGTTGAATGGGCTGACAAAAACTATTATTTGCCTAAAGAATCTTCATATGGTGAGGGGGAATGGAAAACCCTGCCGTTTCAGGTCGCCATCATGAACAGTATGGGGAATGACCGGATCCGCACTGTAAACCTGATTAAGTCTGCACGCGTTGGTTATACCAAAATGTTACTTGGTGTGGTCGGGTATTTTATTGAGCATAAATCCCGTAACAGCCTGCTTTTTCAGCCAACAGATTCTGCAGCTGAAGATTTTATGAAAGCGCATGTGGAAGCAACGCTCCGGGATGTCCCCAGCCTTAAAGCGTTATCGCCATGGCTGGGAAGAAAACACCGGGACAACACGCTCACCCTGAAGCGTTTTTCCTCCGGTGTGGGGTTCTGGTGCCTGGGCGGTGCCGCTGCCAAAAACTACCGTGAAAAATCAGTGGATGTGGTCTGTTATGACGAACTCTCCTCGTTTGAACCGGATGTGGAAAAAGAAGGCTCGCCAACACTGCTTGGCGATAAACGTATCGAAGGTTCGGTGTGGCCTAAATCCATACGCGGTTCAACGCCAAAAATCAAAGGCTCCTGTCAGATTGAAAAAGCCGCGAATGAATCTGCGCATTTCATGCGGTTTTATGTCCCTTGCCCTCATTGCGGGGAGGCCCAGTATCTGAAGTTTGGCGATGATGCGACGCCGTTTGGCCTGAAATGGGAGAAGGGTAAACCCGAAACGGTGTATTACCTGTGTGAACATAATGGCTGTGTGATCCGTCAGTCGGAACTTGACCAGACCGACGGGCGCTGGATTTGTGACAATACCGGGATGTGGACGCGTGACGGCCTGACATTTTTCAGCGCCGGTGATGAGGAGATGCCGCCACCGCGTTCAATCACGTACCACATATGGACGGCCTATAGTCCGTTCACCACCTGGGTACAGATTGTTTATGACTGGCTGGATGCACTGAAGGATCCGAACGGTGTCAAGACATTCATTAACACCACGCTCGGGGAGCCCTATGAAGAAGCCGTGGCAGAAAAACTGAGTTTTGAGTTGTTGCTGGAAAAGGTTTGTCACTATGGTGCGCAGGTTCCCCTGCGGGTGGTTTACCTGACCGCAGGGATCGACTCCCAGAAAGATCGCTATGAAATTTATGTGTGGGGCTGGGCTCCCGGCGAAGAAGCCTTTCTGATTGATAAGCAAATTATCATGGGCCGACCGGAAGACGAGGACACGCTTAAACGTGTTGATGCGGTCATCCGGAAAAAATATCGCCATGCTGACGGCACTGAAATTTCCATTTCCCGTGTCTGCTGGGATACCGGTGGTATCGACCAGGACATTGTGTATCAGCGTTCCAGAAAACACGGCACTTTTTTTGTGCTTCCCATAAAAGGGGCATCGGTGTACGGCAAGCCGGTGATCACCATGCCCAAAAAGCGCAACCAGCGCGGTGTGTTTTTGTGTGAGGTGGGCTCCGATACCGTCAAGGAAATGCTGTACGCCCGTTTTGCCCTGCCGGTGGTTTCTGCCAGTGAAGCCGCCCCGTATACCTTCCGTTTTCCGGATAACCCGGACATTTTTTCGGAAGAAGAGGCGCGTCAGATTGTGGCGGAAGAGCTGGTGGAGAAGGTGGTTAATGGCAGGGTGAAGCTGCTGTGGGATAAAAAAGGGCGACGCAACGAAGCCCTCGACTGCCTGGTATATGCCTATGCTGCCCTGCGTATTTCAGTTCAGCGGTGGCAACTGGATCTTGAAGCGCTGGCCCGTGCCAGAAGGGATGAGCAGGACGACGATGAGATGAGCCTGGAAGAAATCGCGGCTGCACTGAGTGGAGGATAAAAGATGGTTTATACGCATGACATGCTTTGTGATGCCCGCCGGGCATTACATGAACTGATGATCGGACGTGCTGTGGTTTCCGTCAGCAAGGACGGGCGTCAGGTTCAGTATTCGCGGGCAACTATTGGAGAGCTGCGTCAGTACATCGAAGAGCTGGAAAGTGCGCTGGGCGTATCCGGACGGCGTCGCGGCCCGGCAGGAGTGGGGCTGTGAACGTAGAACTGGTGGATCTTCACGGGCAGCCACTGCGGCAGAGTATGGGATATTCCGGAGGTGGTACCGGATTTGGTGGGCAGCTTGCGGAATGGCTGCCTGCGCCGGAAAGTGCGGATGTGGCGCTGCTGCCTTCCATTCAGCTGGGTAATGCCCGCGCGGATGATCTGGTCCGCAATAACGGTATTGCCGCAAACGCCGTGGAAATCCATAAGGATCATATCGTCGGGCATATGTTTCGTCTGAGTTACCGGCCCAACTGGCGCTGGCTGGGGATGTCGGAAGCCGATTCACATGCCTTTATTGAAGATGTTGAGGCGGCGTGGATGGAATTCTGCGATCCGGTGTTTGGTTCGATGGATGTGGAAGGGCGTCGTTCGTTTACCGAATTCATTCGTGAAGGGGTGGGTGTCCATACGTTTAACGGTGAAATTTTTGTCCAGCCCGTATGGGATGCAGAATCCACGTCATTATTCAGAACAAAATTCAAAACCATCAGCCCGAAGCGTGTCAGTACGCCTGGTTATGGCATCGGCGATCGTTTTATGCGTGCCGGGGTGGAAATTAACCGGCACGGAAAAGCACTGGCCTACCATGTTCAGGAAGATGACTGGCCCGGCTACGGTGTCAGCAACTGGACGCGGATTGCGGCGACGCTGCCTTCCGGGCGACCAGGAATGATCCATGTGTTTCAGCCACAGGAAGACGGGCAGACGCGCGGGGCCAATCAGTTTTATTCCGTCATGGAGCGTCTCAAGATGCTCGATACACTGCAGGCCACACAACTGCAGTCGGCGGTGGTGCGCGCCATGTACGCCGCGACGATTGAATCCACACTGGATTCGGAAAAAGCATTTGAATATATCGCCGGGGTGGGAGAAGGCGGCAAAAATCCCCTGAACACCATCATGAAAGGCTATGCACGTTATTACGCCACCAATACGGTAAAGCTGGGCGGGGTACGTATTCCGCATCTTTATCCGGGAGATTCACTGAATCTGCAGACAGCACAGAATGCGGATAATGGTTTTTCTGAACTGGAAAAGGCGCTGTTACGTTACATCGCTGCCGGGCTGGGCGTGTCCTATGAGCAGCTTTCCCGTGATTATTCACAGGTCAGTTATTCAAGTGCCAGGGCATCCGCCAATGAGTCGTGGCGGTATTTTATGGGGAAACGAAAATTTGTGGCCAGCCGCCTGGCGTCACAGATGTTTGCCTGCTGGCTGGAGGAAGCCCTTATTCGTGGTGTGATCCGCCCGCCGAAATCCCGTTTCTCATTCTGGGAGGCACGTTCCGGGTGGTGCCGTGCCGAGTGGATTGGCGCCGGTCGCATGGCGATTGATGGCCTCAAGGAAGTGCAGGAGGCGGTGATGCGTATTGAAGGTGGTCTGAGCACGTACGAGAAGGAGCTGGCTCTGATGGGCGATGACTATCAGGAGATTTTCAGACAGCAACTGCGTGAAAGCCAGGAGCGACAGGCAGCGGGTCTTCCCCGCCCCATCTGGATAAAGGACACGTTTCAGCAACAGATCCGACAGACAACGGGAGAAAAAGGCGATGCGTCGTAATTTATCACATATTGCCGCCATGGCATTTAATGAGCCGCTGTTACTGGAGCCCGCCTATGCGCGGGTTTTCTTTTGCGCGCTGGGTAAGGAGATTGGCGCAGGCAGCCTTGCCGTTCCGCAGCAGGACGTTCGGTTTGACGCGGACGGTATGCAGCTGGCGGTGAACGACTATATAGCTGGTGGTCAGCGTCCGGCAAAGAGCTACCAGGTGAAGAATGGCATCGCCATTCTGCCGGTGAGCGGCACACTGGTGCATAAACTGGGCACCCTGCGGCCTTATTCCGGCATGACTGGTTATGACGGCCTGACGGCCCGCCTTCAGATGGCGGTAAATGATCCGGAGGTGCGCGGCATTTTGCTGGATATCGACAGTCCGGGCGGTCAGGCTGCCGGTGCGTTTGATTGTGCTGACATGATTTACCGTCTGCGGGAACAGAAACCCGTGTGGGCGCTGTGTAATGACATGGCCTGTTCAGCCGCCATGTTGCTGGCGGCAGCCTGTACCCGTCGGCTGGTCACGCAGACGGCAAAAATTGGTTCGATTGGCGTAATGATGGCGCACACCAGTTACGAGAAACAACTGGCACAGGAAGGGGTGGATATCACGCTGATTTACTCCGGGCAGCACAAGGTTGACGGCAACAGTATTCAGGCGTTGCCGGCAGGTGTGCGTGCGGATTTTCAGCGCCGTATTGATGAGGCCCGCCGGATGTTTGTCGACAAGGTGGCGCTTTATACGGGGCTGAGTTCTGAGGCGGTGATGAATACCGAAGCCGCCGTTTATGACGGTCAGGCCGGAATAGATATCGGACTGGCTGACCAGTTAATTAATGCTGCAGATGCTGTTGATGTGATGGTTTCTGCGCTGAATGACTCTGTTACAAAGGAGAATGCAATGACTGTTAAAAATCTCACCGTTGCTGAAGCAGTGGCGCAGGAAAACCAGCGCGTGATGGGGATACTGAATTGTCAGGAGGCGAAAGGACGCGAGCAACTGGCACAGATGCTGGCAGGCCAGCCAGGAATGACGGTTGAGCAGGCGAAAGCGTTCCTGGCTGCTGTGCCTGCTGCCAGTGCGGCAAATACAGGTGATCAGATTATGGCGCTGCCGGAAGCAAAGGGGCGTGAACAGCTGGCGCAGATGCTGGCAGGTCAGCCGGGAATGACGGTGGAGCAGGCGAAAGCGTTTCTGGCGGCAGCCCCTGCTGCCAGTGCTGCAGGCACAGGCGACCAGATTACGGCGCTGCCGGAAGCAAAAGGGCGTGAACAACTGGCGCAGGCGCTGGCTGAACAGCCGGGAATGACCGTTGACCAGGCAAAAACGTTACTGACGGCGGCACCGGTTGCTGGTTCAGCCAGTGCCGGCGAGCAGATTATGACGCTGCCGGAGGCGAAAGGGCGCGAGCAACTTGCACAGGTACTGGCAGGCCAGCCAGGAATGACGGTGGCGCAGGCGAAAACGCTGCTGGCAGCCGCTCCGGCGACATCACAACCGTCACAGGAAACACTTTTTGATCGCTTTATGGCACAGCATGCCGCCAGTGCGGTTTCTGGTGGCGGAACTGCCGGGCGCGGGGAAGAAGACCTGCTGATGAGTATGCCGTAAGCGGTATCCGGGATTCAGATAAATCAGGAGACTGAAAAAATGATTAAAACCACCACGGAAAAGCGCGCGGACGGGCGCATTTTTGCCGGAAGCGATCCGGCGCATACCGCAACAGCCACCAGTGGTATCAGTATTGCCACGCCTGTACTGACGCCACTGATGCTGGATGACGCCACCGGAAAACTGGTGGTCTGGGATGGTCAGAAAGCAGGAACAGCAGTGGGAGTGCTGGCACTGCCGTTGGCCGGGAGCGAGCCCACGCTGACGTACTACAAAAGCGGTACGTTTGCCACTGAATCGCTGGCCTGGCCTGGTTCGGTGGATGCGGTGAAAAAAGCCAACGCATTTGTGGGAAGTGCCATCAGCCACGCCTGATGGTGAAGTGATTAACTGAAAAAACGGGTCGCCATGCGGCCCGTTTGTGTTTCTGAAGGAAAATAATTATGGGGTTATTTACCACGCGTCAGTTACTCGGGTACACCGAGCAGAAAGTGAAATTCCGTGCGCTGTTTCTGGAGCTGTTTTTTCGTCGCACGATCACTTTCCATACTCAGGAAGTGATGCTGGATAAAATCACCGGCAAAACGCCGGTTGCGGCGTATGTGTCTCCGGTGGTGTCAGGAAAAGTGCTGCGCAGCCGTGGTGGTGAAACCCGCGTGTTACGTCCCGGCTATGTAAAACCAAAACACCGCTTTGACTATCAGCAGGCGGTGGAACGCCTTCCGGGGGAAGATCCGGCCCGTCTTAATGACCCGGCCTACCGCCGTCTGCGTATTCTGACTGACAACCTGAAACAGGAAGAACAGGCGATTGTGCAGGTGGAAGAAATGCAGGCGGTCAGCGCCGTTTTGCAGGGTAAGTACACCATGAGCGGCAAGCAGTTCGAGACGGTGGAAGTGGATTTTGGGCGTTCTGCTGCCAATAACATTACGCAGGCAGGCGGACGCGAATGGTCACAGCAGAATGCTGACACCTTTGATCCAACGCACGATCTGGACGCGTACTGCGATTTTGCCTCCGGCACCATCAATATCGCGATTATGGACGGCACAGTCTGGCGTATGCTGAATGGCTTTAAGCTGTTCCGTGAAAAACTGGATACCCGCCGTGGCTCCAAATCTGAACTGGAAACCGCGCTGAAAGACCTGGGATCCGTGGTTTCCTTTAAAGGTTATTACGGCGATCTGGCTGTCGTGGTGGCGAAAACAACTTTTGTTGATGAAAACGGCGATGAACAGCGTTATCTGCCGGAAGGCACTCTGATTCTGGGGAATACTCAGGCGGAGGGCGTCCGTTGCTATGGCGCAATCCAGGATAACCAGGCACTGAGTGAAGGGATCACCTCTGCGATTCGTTATCCGAAACACTGGGTGGAAGTGGGTGATCCAGGCTGTGAATATACCATGACGCAGTCTGCACCGTTGATGGTGTTGCCGGATCCGGACGCGTTTGTGGTGGTTCAGGTGAAATAAGACGGGGCGGGATATTCCCGCCTTTTTCTTTAGCGCACGGGAGAGATGTGATGACAAAAGAGCAGATGGCGGAACGCCTGCAGGAACTGGCGGTGATTCTGGGGCGTGAAGCAGATATTTCAGGTTCAAAGGCTGATCTTGAGCAGCGTCTGGCGGAATGGGAAGAAGAAGCAGAATGTATTCATCAGACTGATGATATTTCTGATGAAGTTTCAGAAGCCCAAAAAACAGAGAGAGTTACGCAAAATGCGACTGACCGGGTTCGTGTGCGAATGAAAGTGACAGCTCACCTTTGTGCTTTTGATGAGCACGGTACCCGCCGGGTGGAATTTGCTCTTGCAGGTCAGATTGTCAGTCTGGAGTCTCATCGTCTTGCCAGCGTCATTGCTGCCGGAGTGGCAGAGGTTTGTCATGCTGTCGATGCCTGATAATGATTTTGACCGGGCTATGGCAAAAGCTGATCACGAGATACTCAGGGCGATGGGGCGTGAGTTTCATATCCAGGTCGGTGAGCGTGCTGTCCATATCCGGGGCGTACTGGATGAGACTGAGTCTGATGTTCTCCTGAAAAAAGGGGGAGGGACGATTCATGATGTCGCTCCACGGTTGTTTGTTTGCACCCGTGATATCGAAGGCGTATCCAGGAAAAGCCGGGTAGAGTGTGATGGTGTTGTTTACTGGGTGGTAAGTATTGGCCCGGACGATAATGGTTTCTGTTATCTGACGCTGGCGCGTGGTGAGCCGGGGACGTCACTGCCGGTTATTGACGGGTGGAGTAAAAAATAAGCTTCATAAGGAGATATCGCAATGGCGCGGGCATCACGCATCCGACGAAATCTGTTGTTTGATATCGACGTTGATGAATTGCGGGATATTGCGGTACAGGCTGGTGCGACGCAGCATCAGTTTCGTCTGTCATATTCCCGCGCGCTGAAGCGAACGGCATCAAAAATGCGCATGAAGGCGCTTGCGGAACTGAAAACCGGTCTGGCGCCCCGCAAAATGGACATGTTGCGTAAGCGTCTTTTTTCCACTCACATTACCCGTGGTAATGCAATGGATGAAGCCCGTTTCTGGTTTGGCCTCAATGCAATAAAAATAAAGGATTTACGCGGACGCATTCGTGGGCGCCGTGTTCGTCATCATGACCTCCGGGATCCGGTAACCGGACGATTTATTAAAGAGAACCGTGCCCGGCGACGCCGCAAAGCCAGCGCTCCGGTTTTTGAACCTAACGGTTCGTTTTTATCTCCCGCCGCATATGAAAACGGGCTGGTGATGCGTAGTCGTAAAGAGAACCGACGAACGATCTTCATCAAAAATCCGGAAACCGGGCGTGTCCGGGAGGCTGAAGCCGGTATTTATGCCCGCACGATGGATTATGTTGAAGATGTGGCTTTTGCGGAGTGCCTGGAAATTTTTATGAAAGAGTTCGAATCGGACATCCGGCGACGTGCGAAGTACGGCATTACCGTGGCCCCCCGATAAAATGTGAGGATGTAATGGCTGAACCTTTATGCATGGCATCCTGGCACGCTGCTGTGCTGGGTGCCCTGAAAGAACTTAAATGGATCAGGGATGCGGATACCTATCCGGAACGGGTTACGCAACTGGTCACTCCGGCGGTGTTTCTGGCGGTGGATGGCTGGGATGCGAAAAACAATGCAGACGGGCAGATGACGGTGGTGTTGTCTGCTGCGCTGTGGGTGCTGGTTGATCGTGCCGGTGAGCCGGAGAACGAAAAAACGGAAGTGGCTGCGAAACCGGATATTTTTATCCGTTCGGCAGCCGCCGATCTGACGCACTGGCTCGACGGACAGACGTTCGGACTGGCAAATGTGGAGCCTGCCATTTTTATTTCGGCGGACACAGATGAAACCGATCCGCGCCTGGATGATTATCTGGTCTGGCAGATTTCATTTAACCAGACGGTGACGTTTGGTGTGGATCCCTTTGCCACGGATAACCTGCCGTTACAGCGGGTCTGGCTGGGCGTGGCACCGGAAATCGGGCGGCAGCATGTGGACGATTACCGGCTGATTTTTGAAGGAAAGCAGGGTGAATGAAGTTCTGGGAGATTTGCAGCGTCGTCTGGCAAATATGGTCCGGCGCGGGGTGATCCACTCAGTGCGGCTGGAAGGTGGTTTTCCGGAATGTCGCGTGGATCTGGGCGATATTGTGACAACCTGGCTGCCATTGTGTCAGGGTTTTGCCGGAAAAAACCGGGCGGATTTTGAGCCGTTTGCCGTGGGCGATGCGGTCACGGTGCTGTCAGAGGCCGGGGAGCTGAATAATGGTCGCGTTTTTCCAGGCTGGAATACCGGTGCGGTACCGGCTCCGCAGGGCAGCGACAGTGAGCACATCACCCGTTACAGCGACGGGACCGAGATCCGTTATGACAGGGAAGCGCATGTCCTGGCGATTACGCTGACTAATGGTGGAGCCTACAAAATTGTCGGTAAAGGCACGCTGGAGGGGCCGGTTGAAATTACGGATACCCTGACAGTCCAGGGGAAAACCCAGATTAATGCTGACACGTCGGTTGCAGGGAATATCGGGGCGTCAAAGGAGATAACGGATAAAGGTGGCAGCATGAGCCGGATCCGGGAAACGTTCAATAGTCACGACCATCCCGGAGACAGTGGCGGAAATACGAATAAACCGAATCAGAAAATGTGACCTGCTGCGGCAGGTTTTTTTATGTCCGGAGAATGCAAATGGGGCAATTACATGGTGTGGAAACCATCGAGCTGGCAGCCGGCACGGTGGCGGTAACCACAATTGAGACAGCCATTATTGGCGTGGTGGGAACTGCGCCGCAGGCTGCCGGGGCTGTGGCAGCGACACTGACAGCAGGAACGCCGCTGCTGGGGAACGAGCTGACATTTACCGCAAAGAAAGGTGGGCGATCCGGAAATACCATCAGGGTTATTGCGGAACTCCCACAACCGCCGGCAAAAGGAAAAGGCGCGGGCGCCGTACCCACGTCAGCAAAATGGGAAAACGGACGTCTGTTGATCACACTGGGATGCAGTGAAGAGGGGGCGGGTAATGCCACCGTCAGCGATGTTGTGACGGCAGTGAATGGCGTGGCGGATGTCGGGGTGAGTGCCACCGGCAGCGGTGACGGTGTTGTGTCGCCGTTTTCCGGCACACTGAGTGGTGGCGAAGATGAACCGTTCCCACTGAACACGCCAGTGGCAATGGCGGGAGCAACGGCGCTTTCACGTCTGGGTAACGCCGGAACACTGAAGCAGGCGCTGACGGAGATTAACGACCAGCGTAACGCCCTGTCGGTGATCGTCAGGGTGGAAGACAAAACGAAGCCGGAAGAACAGCGCGCAGCCCTTCTTGCCGGGATCAGCGTCCTGTCATCGGCAAAATCCGTTACCACATATCAGCCACGTATTGTGATCGCACCGGGGTTCAGTGAAGACGATGCGGTGGGTAAGGCGCTGGAAACCGTGGCCGGAAAACTGCGTGCAGTGGCATACGTGGATTGCGCTGCGGGCGCGACACTGCAGGATGTGGTGCAACGTCGCCAGTCTTACGGTGCCCGGACTGAATTACTGCGCCCGCGCGTGCAGGTCAGCAACGCAGAGGGGCAACTGGTGTATCGCCCGTATTCGGCGTTTGCTGCCGGACTGCGTGCCCGTATTGACTATGAAAAAGGGTGGTGGTGGAGCAAATCGAACCAGGAGGTTTACAACATCCTCGGTGTTGAGCAGGTGGATGAATTTATCCTCGGTGAGCGTAACTGCGATGCCAACCTGCTTAATATGCAGAATGTCTCCACTCTTATCCGGCGCGCCGGGTTCAAACACTGGGGGAACCGGCTGTGTTCGTCCCATCCTCAGTGGCATTTTGAGTCTGTCCGCCGTACTGCGGATGTGATTGAGGACAGTATCCAGGAGGCGATGCTGGCGTATGCTGACCGCCCGCTCGATCGCCAGAATGCGGATGACATTATCGGGTCCGTAAATGCGTATATGCGCCGTCTGGTGGCGGAGGGCGCAATTTTTGGCGGGCGTGCATGGCTGGATCCGGAACTGAATACCGCCGAAACGCTGGCAGCCGGTGAGCTGTATATCAACTATGATTTTGGCCCTAAATCGCCGACGGAGCTTATCAGCATGCGGGTGAGCGTTAATAACGAATACGGCATTAAGGAGATGACGGCAACATGAGCAGTAAAAACACATTACGGGCCTGGACTTTTTTCCGCCAGGGGATCCGCATTCAGGGAGCACATGAATTTACGCCGCCAACGCTGTCCATTACCACCACCGATTTACGCACCGGGGCACAGGATGCACCCACGCCGGTTGATGACGGCATGGAGGCGCTGACCTGCCAGATTAAATTCTATGGTCTGGATACAGATATGCTGTCCAGCCTCGGATTTGTCAGCGGCAACCGCTCCCGTTTCACGGCCTATCAGGGCTATCTGGCGAACGGCACCGCGCTGGGGACCACCGAAGAAATCGAAGGATTTGTGAAAACGGTGACGCCGGATGCGAGAGGAAACAGCGGCCTGTCAGAAAATGCCGTGACGGTGGAAATTGCGGTCAATTATTACCGTCAGACGCTGGAAGGCATCGAGCTCATCATGATTGATACCGAACGCTTTGAGCGTCGGATCAACGGTGTGAATGTACTGGCCGGACTGTCGGCAAAAGTACGTCTCTGATAACTGATTAATTCATAACGGCCTTCGGGCCGTTTTTTAATGGAGCTGATTATGAGCATTCCGGGAGAAACCCGTACGATCACATTGTACACCCCTGTCACACTGGGCGGCGGTGCCGTGCTGGAGCGCATCACCATGCGTGAGCCGCTGGTGCGCGATCGTATTGTCTTCACCAAAGACCGGGGAACGGAAGAGGAAAAAGAGGCGCGCATGATTGCGCAGCTTTGCAATCTGAGCGAACAGGATATCTGGCTGCTGACGGCAGCGGATTATGCCCAACTGACGGATGTGTTTAACGTTTTTATGCTGCCTCCCGGGAAGCGACCGAAGACGAAATCTTCAAAGGGTTAAGGTTTCTCGGGCGGCGGTTGCATTTTCCTCTTTCCGATTATCTGTCCATGCCGTTCAGTGTGTTTACGGCATTTTTGCTGGATGAAGTGGAGGCAGTAAAACGTGGGAAGCGTAAGCCAGAATCTTAAGGCCACCGTGTCGTTCGGGGGCAAACTTGACAGTTCGTGGCGCCGTTCGGCGACGGATTTGAGAAAAAATCTGCAGGATGTGGAGCAGCAGGCTGCACGTTTGCGTAAGGAGCAGGCAGAGCTGGCGGCAGAAATGAAGCGGGCGGCGCTGGCAGGGAAGCGTTTTAAGTCGATGGAGGATGAATACGCGCGGCTCACTGCTGAAATCAAAAAAGCGGATGCCGCCCAGGAAAAGCTGAACCGGAGCCTGGAGCGTCGGGATCGACTCGGACGTTTTATGGGGAAGGGGAAAGGTCTGCTTGCGGGAACCGGTAAATTTGCCTGGAATGCCGGACTGGCAATGGGCGGTGGCGTGGTGACGTCCGCGCTGGGGGCGCTGATTGCCCCGGCCGCCGCAAATGCTGAAATGGCTGAGACGGTGGGGAAGGCCTCGGCCTATGGCGTGGACACACAGACCTACATGAACTGGGATGCCCTTGCAAAACAGTACGACATGACCGGTGACAACATCGGTGATCTGTATGAAGAATACCTGCACAAGGCCGGGGAGTTTAAGCAAAACCAGAAACAGAATTCATTGACTGATGCGTTTGAGACGCTTGGGTTTAAGGATTTTGAACTCGGTGGATTGAGCGATATGGAGCAGTTCGAAAAAATTATCGACAGGGCATTGTCGATGGAGGATGAATCAAAAGCGTCGTTCGCGCTGGATTCATTGTTTGGTGGTGAGGCCAGCAAACTGCTGATGTTGATCAAACGTTCCGGGAAAAGCTTTCAGGAACTTATGGCGGAGCAGCAGCATTATAACCTGGTCACAAAGGAGGGCACTGAGGGGGCACTGGAGGGCCACCGTGCATTCAGTGACCTGCGGACGGTTTTCTCGTCAGCTGTCTCTGAGGTTTCCGGCCAGCTTGGCGCGGAACTTTCCCCCACAATCAGACAGGCTGCGACAGATCTCGCCCTGTGGTTCAAAAATGGCGGGATCACAAAAATCGTCAATTTTCTGCAACACACACTGTATCCGGCAGCCCTGAAATTCGGTGAGGGGGTAATTTTTGTCGGAAAAATCATTTTTGCGGTAGCCAAAAAACTGTCCTGGTTGTTGCCGGATGAGCAGGGGGCGCAGCGTGATGTACTGGAATATCTCGGCAAATGGGGAAATCTGGATGTGGCCCGTCGTATTGCTGAGAACAACGGGCAGGGAGAGTGGCTTGAAAAGCAGCTAAAAGAGAACCCCGCTTTTGTTGACGATGTGAAAAAAGCCTGGAGCGCATCGCAGGGGCGTTTTTTTCATGACGGGGATGCTTTCAGCAAAGCGACCGAAAAATATCTTACATCGGAAAAAACGTTCGATTTTTCGTTACCAACAGCGCCGACAGAATCTGCAGGAAAAGAGGATGATCCTTTTGCCAGCGCGGGAGCCTGGCAGACTGTGGTGTCATCCATTCCTGTTGACGGCGGGCAACGCCGGGCGCAACTGAATGACAACAGTGTGAAAAATTTCAACTTTAATATTGTTGCACAGCCCGGCCAGAGTGAGCAGGGCATTGCGGATGCGGTTGCCGGAATGGCGAAAAACAACCCTGCTTTCAGTGGCAATAACGCCTTGTGGGATGGGGGGAGTGTCTGGTGAGTGTGGGTTCTGTTATTGCACTTGCTGAAGACAGTCTTCAGCGGGACGGCGGTGCCTCCCGTGGTGCGGCAGACGCCCGGGTAATGCTGATGCTGGGCGATTTTGCATTTTCTGTTGATACCGCGGCGTATAACCAGTTATCCAGGGAGGCGGCATGGAGCTGGAGCGAGCAGGCGCGTATCGGTCAACAGAGTCTGCTGCAGTACACCGGGAAAAACGGGCGAACCGTCCGCCTTGAAGGGGAATCGCACGCCTTTTTTGGGAAGTCGGGGACGGATGCAGTGAACACGCTGTATGACCTGGCGAATAACGCTGAGCCGTTGCTGCTGGTGAGTGGCGAAGGTGATGTGCTGGGCTGGTGGGTGGTGGAGCGTTTTTCTGATTCCACCGATCGCTTTTTGCCTGGCGGTGGTCACCGTAATAAAAAGTGGAGTCTGGAGCTGAAACATTATGCCGACGACCTGGATAACCCGTGACGGGGATGTGCTTGATGCGATTTGTGCCACACATTACGGCACGGAAAATCTGTCTGCCGTGCTCACTCTTGTGCTGGAGGCCAATCAGGGGCTGGCAGAGAAGGGGGGAGTTTATCCGGCGGGGATCAGCATTATGTTGCCTGAAATCACACAACAGGTGTCTGAGTCGCCATACAGTCTGTGGGATTAGGGGAGAAGATGATAACGTCATTATCAGAGACTGTTCGGGAATTCTGCCCGGCGTATCGGGTGACGGCTGAAGGGCGGGACATCACGCGGGTGCTGGCCCGTTATCTTGTGGATATCACCCTGACGGATTACGGCGGGGCCACCGCCAAATCTGATGAACTGAAAATCACCCTGCTTTCTGAAACGCTGCCCCTGCCGACAAAGGGGGCACGTCTGCGGGTGGCGCTGGGATTTAACGGTAACCTGGTGGACAAGGGCTGGTTTGTGGTGTGTGGCGTGAGCAGCAGCGGCCCGCCGCGTCGGATCGAAATTTATGCTACCGCTGCCCCCATGAATGCGGAAAAGCAGTCCGGTGATGTGCTGAATCAGAAAACACGCAGCTGGGATAATCTCACGCTGGGTGATCTGGTGAAAACCGTTGCCACGGAAAACGGACTGAAGGCCCGGGTGGCGGAGAAGCTGGCGGGGATCCGCATTACCCATGTGGATCAGGTAGCAGAATCGGATGCCAGCCTGTTGTCCCGCCTTGCCCGGACGTATAACGCCGTCAGTAAACCTGCCGGAGGTTACTGGTTGTTTCTGGAGCAGGGAGCCGGAACCACTGTTTCGGGGGCCCCCCTGAAGACCGTGACGCTGACACCTTCCGTGGTGTCATCCTGGAATTATCAGGAAGGTGAACGGGGGAGCTCTACCGGAGAAAAGAAGAAAGAAAAAATCACGGTTCGTTATTTTGACAAGGCGGACGGGCGAACCAAAACGGCAACCGTGGAGCATGACGGCTCTTCCGTGACCAGTCCGTACACGCAGCCGGAAAAGAAAACGGCTGAACAACAGGCTAAATCGAAAAAAACACAGGCGCAACGCAACAGCCGGAAAATGACGCTGACAGGGCCGTGCCGTCCTTCATATGTTGCCATGACCGCCGAATCCGGCGTGGTGACATCCGGATTTGGTAAGCGGGAAGATCGCCGCTGGCTCGTGGAGTCACTGGCGTTTTCCCTCTCTTCTTCAGGCTTTACCTTCACGTTTAATCTGGTGGCTGAAATAAAAAGCAAAAAATCCGGTGACAAAACGACGCCGGATTATTTCGGTACCGGCTCAGGAAAAAAATAATTATGAATGGTGTGAATTGCCGGACGGGGAAGCGCCTGTCCGGTACGGCGCATCTGCGCCAGTCTGTCAGCGATATTCTGAATACCCCGATCGGAAGTCGCGTGCTGGTCAGGGATTATGGCAGCGAGCTTTTTGAACTGGTCGACTCCCCCCGCGATGATTTGTTGAGGCTGCGCATTATTGCCGCTACGGCAAAAGCGCTGGCGCGCTGGGAGCCGCGACTGAGGCTGTCAACGGTGAAAGTGACCTTTCCGGACGATGAGGTCATTTGTGTGGTGGATATTACGGGGACGGTTCCGGAGAGCGGTACGCGGGTAACAACAGGAGAAATAGCGGTTTATGGCAGGAAATTATGACGTAATCAATCTTTCTGATTTGCCTGTTCCGGATGCGATCGTGGTACCGGACGCCACGGTCATTTTCAGTGCCTGGCTGGCGCGTCTGCGTGAGCTGGATCCTGAATTTGATGCGCTGGTCGAATCTGATCCGGCTTACAAACAGGGAGAGGTAAACGCGTATCAGCTTACGCTGGCCTTTCAGCGGGTAAATGACGCCGTGCGGGCGGTATTTCTGGCGAGTGCGAAGAGGGGAGATCTGGATCAGATTGGGGCGGCATTTAATGTGGCACGGATGGTGATTGAACCTGCCAGACCGGACGCCGTGCCACCGACCGACGCCGTCATGGAGGAAGATGAGGCATTTCGTGAACGCATCCAGTTGTCCTGGTCACAACTGAATACCGCAGGCGCCCGCAATGCCTATCGCTTTCATGCGCGATCCGCTGACGAGGATGTGCTGGATGCGGATGCTTATGGTCCGGATGAGCACGGGCGTGCAGGGGAGGTGGATGTGTACGTGCTCTCGAGGGAGGGGAATGGCACAGCCAGTGAGGCGCTGCTGGAAACAGTCAGGACACGGCTGAGTGCCGATGAAGTTCGCCCACTGACGGATTTTGTGACGGTGAAAAGCGCCATTATCAAACCGTATTCGGTAACGGCTGTGCTTGACATACCGGATGGCCCGGATGCGGGAGAGGTGCTGGAGAATGCGAAAAATGTGCTGACTGCTTATACCCTGTTGGCAAAACGTATCAATGCAATGGTGCCGGTTTCAGCCATTTATGCCGCCCTGCAACAGACAGGAGTCGTACGGGTCACTCTGACCAGCCCGCAGGCGGATATTGAAGCGGCAACCGGCACGGCACCACACTGCGCAGCCATCAGTATTACACGGAAGGGGGGATAACGATGCCGGATACATTTCGTTCGCTGCTGCCGCCATCCGCCTTTCATGCGGAACGGGCGCAGGAGCAGGCCACGACTGAAAATATCCTGATCCTCGATACGAATATGGTCCGGAAGGTAAAAAATCCGGATACCTGCCCGTCTCATCTGTTGCCCTGGCTGGCCTGGGAGATGGCTGTGGATTTCTGGCAGGACGACTGGAGCGAGGCGCAGAAACGGCAGGTTTTACGGGATGCGGCGTATGTGCATCAACACAGGGGAACGCCCGGCGCGGTATTGCGGGCGCTGAGTGCGCCGGGTATTCCGGCCACCATCAGAGAGTGGTGGCAGGATACGCCACGCAGGGCACCGTACACGTTCAGGGTTGAACTGTTTTTGCAGGATGGCGCTGACAGCGCGTTTTACGGGCGCGTTCGGGCGCTGGTGGTTAAGGCCAAAAATTTACGCAGTGCGCTGAGTACCATTGATGTCAATGCAGATATCGGTAATGGCAGTGCGTTTTACGTTGGCGGTGCGGTGACGGTACATGTGGATGTGGTGATTGAAGCAGGGGAATAACACGTGACCACAAAAAACTACAGCATTCTGACGAACAGGGGAAAGGCGCTTGAAGCGGCATCGGTTGCAGGTGGTGCGCCGGTGGTGCTGAAAAAATTTGTTGTGGGTGATGGCAATGGTGGGGCGGTGACGCCGGATGCGTCACGGGTGACGCTGGTCAGGGAAGTGTATCGCGGCCAGATATCACGCCTTACGGTATCACCGGATCAGGATAATCAGTTTATTGCGTATCTGGCGCTGCCGGAAGGTGTGGGGGATTTTACCGTCCGCGAGGTGGGGCTGCTGACAGAACATGATGAGCTGTATGCTATTGGCAGTTGCGCCGCAACAGAGAAACCGAAAAACGGTGTGACGGTGACGCTGCAGTTCAGGCTGGCAGTGTCGGAAAGTGCGCAAATTACGCTACAGGCATCCACCGGGGACGGCCTGTTTCTCCGGCAGGATGCCTGTCTGAGTGATGTCAGGGATAAGGCACAGGCTGTGGCGAATCTGGGGCTATCGGGCGTGCTGCCAAACCTTTGCCCGGCGGGCGCGCCGATCCCGTGGCCGTCGGATGTGCTCCCGGATGACAGCTATGCCTTTATGCTTGGGCAGACTTTTGATAAGTCGGTTTATCCGCTGCTGGCACGGGTGTATCCGTCCGGCATTATTCCGGACATGCGGGGCTGGACGATTAAAGGGAAGCCCGCAGGCCGCGCGGTACTCTCTCAGGAGATGGACGGTAACAAGGCGCACGGACACACGGCGAGGGCACTGGAGACTGACCTCGGAACGAAAACCACGTCACATTTTGACTACGGGACAAAAACCACCAGTGAAGACGGGGAGCACGTCCATGAGTTCGGCGGGCGTGTATGGTCGTACTGGGGGGATTCAAACCACCTTTCACTTCATGTCGGGAGCGGCGAATGGACGAAGGCGGGAGGGCGACACGTCCATACGATTAATATCGGCGGACACGTCCACACCGTCTGGATTGGCCCGCACGGTCACGTGGTGATAGTGGACCAGGACGGCAACCCGGAGACCACCGTAAAAAACATTGCATTTAACTACATAGTGAGGCTGGCGTGATGACATTTAAAATGAGCAGCAAGGCGCAGACCATCAAAATTTATAATCTGCGGGCAGACACCAAAGAGTTTATCGGGGCGGGGGATGCGTACATTCCGCCGCACACCGGATTACCGGCTGACAGTACCGACATTGCGCCGCCGGAAATCCCGGAGGGACACATTGCGGTCTTTGACCCGGAAACCGGTACATGGCGCCTGACTGAGGACCACCGTGGCGAGACGGTTTACGATACAAAGACCGGGCGTCAGATGTATATTGCCGACCCCGGCCCGCTACCGGAGCACGTGACTACATTGCCTCCTGATGGTGAGTACCGGAAATGGGATGGCGAAAAATGGGTGGTGGACGCAGAAGCCGAACGTAATGCACTGACCGCAGAGGCGGCGGCCCGCAGGAAATCCTTACTGCAACAGGCGGGAGAGGTTATCGCCACCCTGCAGGACGCCGTGGATTTGGGGATGGCGACGAAGGAGGAGGAACAGCGCCTGGTGGCGTGGAAAAAATACCGCGTGCTGCTGAGTCGCATTAATCCGGAAGATGCACCGGATATCGACTGGCCTGTCCCCCCTGAAATGTAATTCCCTCCGTTCGTATTTCTGTTCTTTTTAACGTAATCAGACTTTTTTAATCCGGGATACTTTATGTCCGTACTGATATCGGGTGCGCTGGTTGACGGCGCAGGCATCCCCCTGTCCGGATGCCATATTATTCTGAAATCCCGTGTAAACACATCCGAAGTGGTGATGCGCACCATTGCTGATGTGGTGACGGGAAATAACGGTGAATATTCGTTTGAAGCGCAGGCCGGGAAATACTGTGTTTATCTGAAACAGGACTGGCGTGATGAATACTGTGTCGGTGATATTTCGGTGTACCACGACGCGAAGCCCGGCACGCTGAATGATTTTCTGACCGCCCTCAGTGAGGACGATTTAAAGCCGGATGTGGTCAGACGCTTTGAAGAGATGGTGGCGCAGGCGCAGCAGAGCGCCGAAGCGGCAGCGAAAAGCGAGCGGCTGGCGGGGCAACACGCCGCTGATGCGCAGAAGATTAAGGAAAACTGTCAGACGCTGGCGGATAACGTGCAGCAGAACGCTGAGGCCGTTGCCGGCAATGTGCAGAAGGCTGAAAAACTGGCGTCTGAAACCGCACAGAATGCCGCCCGCGCAGAACAGGCGGCTAAGGACGCTGACAAGGCAGTCGACAGGGCCGTCGATAAACTCGGTGAGGCCGCAACGCTGACCGGTGAGGCTAAGGCCAGCGCCGAAGCAGCAGCCCGGAGCGAGCAGAACGCAAAAGGTCACGCTGATAATGCAGCCGGAAGCGCACAGCAGACCGCGCAGGATGTGACCGCCGCCACCACGGCCCGCCAGGATGCAGAACGTTTTGCGAATGAGGCTGAAAAAAGCGCACAGGCATCAGGTACTGCGCGTGACGAATCGGTTGGCGCTGCCGAAAGCGCGCGCCGGTATCATAACGCCGCATCGTCAGCCGCAACGAGTGCGGAGCTGTCAGCAAATACGGCGCGTGGACATGCGAATACCGCCACGGAACAGGCAAGGCGGGCAAAAGAAAGCCAGGATGCAAGCGCAGGCAATGCGCAGGAAGCAAAACAGTACAGGGACGAGGCGCAGCAGATTGTTGATGGCCTGAATGCCACGAACGCCAGCACGACAGAAAAAGGGCTGGTACAACTCTGCAGCGCCACGGACAACGACAGCGAAGCGCTGGCGGCCACGCCAAAGGCTGTTAAAACCGTCATGGATGAGGTGAAGACAAAGGCACCGCTGGACAGTCCGGTCTTTACCGGGACACCCACCACACCGACACCGCCGGACGATGCCGCCGGACTGGAAATGGCAAACGCGGCATTTGTCCGCAAACTGCTCGCCACGCTGGTTGACTCATCACCGGAAACACTGGACACGCTGAACGAGCTGGCGGCGGCGCTGGGGAATGACCCGAATTTCGCGACAACCATGACGAACGCACTGGCGGGTAAACAGCCGTTGAGCGACGTGCTGACGTCATTGTCGTCATTACCCGCCACCGGAAACAAGATGCCGTATTTCAGCGATAAAAACGTGATGGCGCTGGCGAACCTGACGGCGGTCGGGCGTGAGCTGACTGGTCAGAACTCGAAGGGAGAGGTGCTGGATTATCTGGGGCTGAAAGGTGCGGGCACCAAAGACGTACAGACCGGTATTCGTGACCGTACGCCCGGACGTGTGGCAATACCAGGGGCATTTGGTTACGGCCACATGTTTAAATCATCGGATGCCCTGACATTTCGCGGACCATCTGATTTCGCTGAATGGCTGAAAGAGGCCACGCCGGAGCGTTATGCGGTCAGCATTGCAGACTCCTCCGCACTGCTGGCGGGCACCTCGAAATTTAACGGCATCATCGAGGTGATGTGGTCGCCGTTTGATAACGACGAGTCGGACACAACGCGCAAATTCAAGACGCTGATGTGTTACAACCAGTATTACGAAGGTGAGCACAGCATTCACTGCCTGCGCTACCGTTTCAGCGGTGACAACTGGAACGCCACCGCAACCCCCCTCGTTTACGACGGAGATTCACTGGCGTTCTTACTGTCCCGCACAGCGGGCTCAGGCTCATATTACAAATACCCGGCAGTTGGTGTGCCAATACTGGCAGCATATCAGGGAACTGTGACGGGTGATACGTCCATAAAAATTGGTCTGGGCGACGTGGTGCCGGGTTCCCGTCTGGGGCCGGTTCGTATCATGTCCATGTTCAGCGAGGCAGAATCATACACCTATACAGCACAACTGACCGTTGGTGGCGCAGGCCGGTACAGTTTTCCGGGGCGTTATATGGCGCTGTCCGGTTATGGCGGTGTGGTTACTAACGGGGCTTTAACGTGTTTGTTTGTGCGCATTGAGTAATGAGGAAATAAGACGTGAGAATCAGAGCGGTAAAAGGCATCAGAAACGCGCGCTATCTGGAAAATGGTGCGGTTGACTGCGAGGTGTTATTTGAAGGTGAAACGGAATTCGTCCCGTATACCGCCATGCAGGACGATACCGCCCCGACAGGCCAGCACATCTGGCAGGAGCTGCAAAGCGGCAAGTGGGGCGCACCAGCCCCGTTCACTGTCACGCCGGAACTTATCGCAGCGGCGAAGGAGGGCAAAAAGCGGGAAATCGAAGCCTGGCGAAAAGAACAGGAGGCGCAGCCGTTCACGTTTGAATGGAACGGTCGTACTTGGAACGCTGGCCCCGACTCAATGGCCCGACTTTCTCCGGTAGTAATGGCATCGAAATCCAGCGCAGCACGGGACGTTATGACGTGGGGGGATGCCGGTAATCAGCAGGTGAAAATGTCGATGCCGGAGCTTGAGGAACTGGCCGCAGTGATGGCGCAGGCCAGCATGGACAGGAACAATGAAATTTATCTGTGTCAGCGGGAGATGAAAGAGGTGCTGAGCAGCCTGGAGGATTTAGGTTCAATCCGGGCGTTTGACGTTACGTAATAAAAATCACTGATATGCCAGCCCCTTGTAAAGATATTGAACAGGGCCGTTTTGAGTTGAATTAGATTTACATGGGGCACTTTGGGGCATATATGGGACACAAAAAGGCCTCAGATAAACAGTAAAATCGAGTTCAGGAGTTTTTTTAAAAAATACAACTATCTGAAAAAACTTAGAAAACACCAAAAAATCCACAGGATGGTAAAAAACATCTATGAATTATGGATTTTCAGTTATATTCACTAGGCGCGGCTCTGGTCTTCCATGAGATATTTTTCCCGGAACAGTCTGCCGCGATGGCGCTTATTCTGGCAATGGGCACCTATGGTGCAGGTTATATAGCCAGAATCATCGGCGCCTTTGTTTTTGGTAAAATGGGCGACCGCATCGGACGAAAAAAAGTATTGTTTATTACCATCACCATGATGGGGATCTGCACCACGCTGATTGGCGTACTGCCGACGTATGCGCAAATCGGCATTTTTGCGCCAGTATTACTGGTTACATTGCGAATTATACAGGGGCTGGGCGCCGGGGCGGAAATTTCCGGCGCGGGTACTATGCTGGCCGAGTATGCGCCGAAAGGAAAGCGTGGCATCATTTCCTCGCTGGTCGCGATGGGCACCAACTGCGGTACGTTGAGCGCGACGGCGATCTGGGCGGTGATGTTCTTTGCGCTTGAACGCGAACAACTGATCGCCTGGGGATGGCGTATTCCTTTCCTGGCGAGCGTCGTTGTTATGATATTCGCGATCTGGCTGCGAATGAATCTGAAAGAAAGTCCGGTATTCGAAAAAGTAAGCGAAGGCGAAAAATCGCCAGCGTTAACGCCTGCGTCAGAAAATACATTGGGCGCGATGTTTACCAGCAAATCTTTCTGGCTGGCCACCGGTTTACGTTTTGGGCAGGCGGGGAATTCCGGGCTTATTCAAACCTTCCTTGCCGGATATTTAGTTCAGACGTTATTATTTAACAAATCTATACCAACCGATGCGTTAATGATAAGTTCCGTAATTGGTTTTATCACTATCCCACTCTTGGGGTGGTTGTCCGATAAATACGGTCGTCGGCTGCCGTATATAATATTGAATATCTCCGCGATTATTCTCGCCTGGCCGATGCTGTCTATTGTGGTAGATAAAACGTATAGCCCTGGCGTTATTATGGCAGCGCTCATTGTTATTCATAACTTTGCCGTGCTGGGATTATTTGCGCTGGAAAATATCACCATGGCGGAAATTTTCGGATCGCGTAATCGCTTCACCCGGATGGCGATTTCAAAAGAGGCAGGGGGGCTGGTGGCGGTCGGTTTTGGCCCCGTCCTCGCAGGGATCTTTTGTAACATGACCGATTCCTGGCTGCCCATCTTAATTATGCTGGTGCTCTACTCGTGTATTGGTCTGATTTCTGCGTTGTTGATGCCGGAGGTCAGAGATCGCGATCTGAGCTTGCCTGAGGATGCGGCGGAAGCGACAGCGGCAGAGGCGTTACGCCACTCCGCAACCCAGACGAGTTAA